CCTACGGCCACGGGCCTACGGTATTTTGACCATAGTCCTTCTAACTCTTCACCCATCTGATTTGCGTTTAACCCTTTGAACACCACATACCTTTGTCCGAAGACTTTGGCTATGGCGCGGAAGATGGGTTTCTCGCTGTGCTTCAGATACCGTCCTAACCCAATATTGAAAATTGGTGACCTCGGTTGAATAGTTCGTGGCGATTTGTTCGTTGGTACTTTCTCTACCTTCATGAACGCTTTGAAATGTGCGTGAATTGCTCTCACACCCGTCTCAGTATAGTCGTCAAGATATGAAGCATAGATCGTACGCTTTCGACCCGTGTAACTCTCGACAAATTCGTCGGGCGTCACAGGGTGGAAAGTGCGGCCTGCAGCTTTCACAACTCTATTCCTAAAATCCCCCAGCAGATCGTCGTAGTACTCTTTACTACGACCTGCCCTCCTGTACAGATTACCGCTGATCTTCGCATAGATCATTCTCTCGGCAATCGCTGCACACGTCGTCATCACGTCAGCGGCATTAGTACATAGTGTGCGGTCTTCATTACCGACACCACCAAGCACATAAACCACCCGTTCCTTCTCCACCTCTCGCCTCCAGTGCACAGCCAAACTAGCATAATTAGGATCCTCAGTTCTGAGTGCTTCCCACGTCTCCTGAGAAGGAGAGTGTTTCACACTCGGAACTTTGTAGACCACATTGCTAGCATGCACCTTGGCTAGGCACCCCTATTCACGCGCAAACAGGGCGTTGAGCTTCGCACTCCAACGTCCCATAAGGCTCAATTGTGATTCCATAGCTCCACCGGTGTAATACGCGTGTGCTCGTGCTGCTGAAGTTGCTCGCTGCTGAGACACGCTCGGCACGAAACACAATTCAACAACATACGGCAACAGCTCCACACGGTGGCTTGGACGTAACCCATGGTCCTTCATCATACCTTCGGCAAAACGCCAAACAGCACGATGATTCGCTTTGGTCACTTCGGGACACCCAAACTTACTCCGGCATGCGTCCAGTACACGGCAAGCGTACGTGGCACGATGTTCAGGTGCGACAATGCGTGACGCCCTAACTTCCAGAGTGGGATTGGCAGATACAAGACGATCACGCTTAACGCGCTTCACCTCTTCTCCGACGTTCTCTTTCGTGGCAATGGTCTCTTTTTGAGTTACTGAACCATCCCACTCATCACAAGCCTCAACCAACTTTGCAGGGTTGGCAATTGCTTGTGATACTTCTGCATACTCAAGTTCCTCCTCATGAGCATCCGCCATTGCGGTAATATGTGCCAACGGAGTATAGCGGGTAATGGTCTCCTGATCAATGGTAGTGTTGATCAAGCATTCCTCTGCTAACTCTACGTTGTCCTCTGCAGCAACAATCTCTCCAACAAATTTGTCATATGGCGTCTTAGTGACGTAACGGTATACCGTGTACGCGGTCAGGCACGCAACAAGGCCGAGGCAAGCCTTGTTAGTGTTGGAGGTTTGAGCAATCATCGTTATTCAGT